GAGTGGGAAGAGTTACCGTAGTACTGTACTGAGCCCTTTGTTATCAGAGGGCTGACTAGAGTGCGACCCAAAAATTAAATCCTTATGCGCTGGCATCCCTCGGACTCAAAACGCACGATACCCCCCCTGTCGCATGCCGCTTGGCCGACCTCCCGCGCCCTGTCGTTGATCCTTGACGAGGTGCTCATTGAATCACGAGGAGCATCGACGAGTCAATGACCATTCGTCGGGCTTGGCCGAGTCAGCTCCCGGCATACATTGAGGCGCGATGTCAACACGGGCTGAGAGGCCCTGAGAGGGCGCAGGAGACGCGAGGACGGTTGACCTAGGCCAGCATATGGGTAGGGAGGAGATCGTCCAGAGAAGGATAAACAGAGGGACGGATCCCAGCATTTGCGGGGCCGAAGGCGGGCGCTATCTGTCTTATGTTCGGCGTATCTGTCGGCAAATCAATTGGGCACCCATAGACTACCCAAACGTTTTAGATAGCGTTGGTCCGGACAGCTCAATCTGTCTACGGGCAGAAGAACAGAGCAGGACAGGAGAGAGGAAAGGACAGAGGAGAACAGAGACACCAGAGGATAGGTCAGAGGATTGACAGAGAGATACCAGAGATGATACATACGCACGTCATGTACATAGATGAAGAGACTAGATAGATCCCTCGACAAAAGAATCAGAGAAGAATATGAAATAGATGGTTGACAGGATCTAGGAAGAGAGTAGAGTAGGCCACCTAGACAGGCAACACGGTCTAGACCAGCTACCTAGATACATAGATAGCAGGTAGGAAAGAAAGGGTTGACAGGCAGTGACTAGGTCTGTAGAGTTCGCAACCTAGCAAGTCAACACAGCAAGCCACTAGGTCTAGGACCAGCGAGCTGGTAGTATCGGGAAGGTCGAAAGGCTCAAAGATCTACAGGTTGACAAGCACTGCGAACTGAGTTAAGATTCACCAGCAACACTAGCTTCCAAGTTAACCGAAGATACAAAGTAGGTTGACAGGCACACGGAACTGGCGTAACATGCGACACGGTAACAACGGTTCATAGGTAGCGAACTCGCAGTAACAAGTGAGTTGACAAGGCACCGGGAACTGGATAGGATAGTAACAGGTGGCTAGATGAGGTGGCAGACGCAACCGCTAGCACAACTGGATGGGGCCAGCTTCACGCCAACCAGCACCATCGCTCTTTAGTTTCAAACGGATTGGTTCACCTACCGGGAAGCCATTCGATCTAGACCGCTTGCATAGGGAACGGGGAGAAGGAACATCGACAACGGACAACGGCAACGCTGGATACTGCACTAGACCAGTCATTGATACATGAACAGTATTGCGCTCCTCACTGGCAGCCTCATGTTGTAAGCCCAGAAAGCGCGAAGGGATAGAGCCCTTGCTACCGAACAATGAGCGTGCGTACCCTGACGATATGGGCAACGGTAGGCTTGAACCTATCAACGTGGCTAGGCGGACAGATGCTAGCGGGAATACACTTCGGTGGTTCCTTAATCCCTCTCTTGTTCACCCGACTGGATGCTCTGTTGCACAGGTTGCTGATGGCGAGAGGGATTAAGAAACTACCGAGGCCGCCCACTCTAGGCCCAAATATAGGCGCCGCTAAATGAATGCACTCGAAAAGAAACAGATGCGCAAGGCTCGGCACAACATCCGTAAGCATGACATCAAGATTGAGGGTGTCATTCGTAACAGTGCCGCCAGCCCCATTGCAGTTGCTCAGCGTCCATTGGACCTTGACCATCTGTATCAACGGGCTGTGAAGGACATGGGAATTCGTATCAAGCTGACGGACATGTGGCATGCCGGCAACACACAAGCCGGCAAGCGTAGACGTCAGCTAAATGACTGGGAACTGGCAACTGAGCCAGCGGGTCCGGTCGATGCGTGGCAAGAAGACAGCGCACACAATCCTAAAGGGTTGCGTCGAGCCGTCGGCAAGTGTGATGTGCAAGGCGTTACCCAACTCAACCAAGCGAAACGAGGCTACTAACATGACTACTAAAGCAACTGCTCTGCCTACCATGATCATCGGCGTTGACGCACTGAACAAGGCCATCAAGTCCATCGCTGCACGGGGCAAGAAGCTGGACGACGACATCCAACTGGCCGGCCTGTCCGCCCTCAACCATCTGGACTTGCACGGCGACATCGGCCCGATCAACCGCTTGCACTTGGCACTGAGCCGGGGCGCACGTAAGGCTGCCATGATTGAATGGGCCAGCAAGTACGGCAAGCTGTCGGTCAACGTCGGCAAGGATGCGAAGGAAGTACCGTTCCTGTACCACAAGGAAGGCACGACCAACCTCGCCGGTGGCCACGCTGAGCCGTGGTTCGACTGCAAGCCCGACGATGAAGTCCCGGTCGCATTCTCCCTCAAGCAATTGATTGCGATGGCGATCAAGAAGGAAGAGAAAGAGCAGGCCGCTATCGCCGAGCGCGTAGCAGCTAACCCGGACTACGTGCTGGAGCTGGACGCCGATCACGCCGAGACACTGGCTGCATTGATTGCACTGCGTGACAAGGCAGCGGCGCCTGTCCTGACAGTTGTGCCGGTTGATCCACTTGACGAAGTACTGGCAGCGTGAGCCGCGCCGGCACTACGGTGCAGCCTGAGTCGGGCCAGTACGTAGCTGTGTGGGTGTTCAATGAGCGCCCATGGTCTGCCACCTTCCGCTACAATGCGGGTCATCTGGAAGAGTACGATACCTTCCGAGATGTGTGGTCCTATCCCAACCCGGTGCCTGCTCGGGCTACCCTTGTTCGGTACTACACGGCCAAGTAGTGTGCAAAGAGATAGCCGACATAGGTGCGGCTATCTACTGTGTTCACTCAATGAGTAATGGCAATGGCCAAGGTAATGTTCTTCAAGCAATGCCGCCCATGTCTTGAACGTCGGGCTGCTGGTAAGGTAACAACGTTGGCAGCTATGCTGTCGTGCAAATGCATCGTTCTCCCGAGGGCTGACCAATGAAACTGACTACCGAACAACGCGCTGTACTTCTTAAGGCGCTGCATAGTCTGGCTACTGATGGCCCGGTTGCTGCGGCCATGGGCATCTGCCGGAACCTGCACGAGATGCTGGAGAACTTCTCCTATGGCGTGGATGCCTACGAATTCGTCGCAGCCGTATCTGTCGATTGGCCGGGGCGTACAGGGCAGCAAACATACTTGCACGACGGTGCACAAATGTGCTGCTTCCCGATTGCCCGTGAGTATGACGAACACGACGATAGCATCCCATTGTGGGAAGGCTCCCAGCTCGAACAACGCCAGTCCCTGATGGCCTTCTTGACCGGCTACCTCGAAGGGCTGGCGTAACCCGCTCACTCCAGACCCAATTTAGGCGCCGCTAAATTCGGCGGTGCCGTCACATACGGAATTCAATCATGCTGCGAGTTATCCTGTACCTGATCATCTGCGGGACCGCCGTGCACGCCCTGACCGGCTGCTCAATCAACGTTATCGTTGCGCCGGGTGCTACCCTTGGGGTTCATTCTGATCTGTCTCAAACGGCCACACAGCGCCACTCGGCTGACGTGACTCAGGTGATCCCTCTGCCTGTGGACTCCGACGCAGGTCTTATCGAGTGAGCCTTGGCAGGGCGATAGCTCAGGACCGCATGCGTAGGGCGCGTGAGAACTTTGCGTCTGCCCTGCGTGAAATGAAGCGCGGTTGCGCCGCGTTCTACGACATGCACCGGGCCGACACTGAGTTGTTCCGCGACCACTTCACCACCGCACGGCGGGTATCCCGCTGCATGAAACAGAGGCTCCCAGTATGAGCAAGCAACGTCAAATCGGTAAACGCACACAAGACCAGCGGCAAGGTCGCCACCATCTATCGCCTCCCGGAGACAGCCGCAAGCCACGATTCAAGGTGCAGCGCAAGAACTCTTACGATGAGTTCGATGTCCGGCATGCCGGGCGTAAGCGCTGGCTCCCGGTGTATGACAACAGCGGTAAGCTGGGCTTTACTCTGGACTTCCAACAGGCTACGGATCTGTACTGGCAAATGCAGAGTAACTGGACTTGCCAGACATACCGCATCGTCGAGCGCCGCTGATGGAGCTGAACAACCTGCTACTATTCGGGATCTTCTTGCTACTCCTGCTGGAGTCCGTGGGCGTGAGTATTCACTGATGCCCAACCATCACAGCAAGACTGTGCGTACGGGTAAGGCTAGCCGGCAGGCATGATGCACGTACAAAATAACAGAGCCGACCAACTTCTGGTGCTGTACAGGGAGAAGTCCATGAGGTAAACCGTAAGCCGGAGGGCAAACCACTGGCCTGCCTATATGCACGCTAGCCAACCATCAGGAGATTCAGTAGATGCCTTTCTAACGAGAGGCATCCGCTCAAACAACCGAGGGTAAAGAGATGCCTCAAGTAATAGTGAAAGCTGCGCCGGATGCGTTCTACTACGCACTGGAAACCAACAAGGGCCGTCGAGACATCATCCGCACTAGCTGCCATGATGGTGCGGACGTGACGCTCAAGTGTGCGCAGGAGTACCATCGCCTGATGCCTAGTGCTCACATGATGCCAGTCTCTGGGCGTAGCTTGACCAAGGCACGTCAGGACTGGTTCCATAAGCACCATTGCCACATCCGCTTGTGCAAAGAGGGTGACCGTGCAGACGGCGGCTTCGTTGTGCTGTCGGGTGAACTGCTAGGCCTGCACAATGTGAAGCCCGGTACTGGTGACTGGATGATGCGTGAAGCTGTATCGCTAGGCGCGGATCGTCTGGATACCTTCGACATCCCACACCTGATTGCACTGTACAAACGGCATGGCTTTCGTGAGGTACTGCGTGAGCCGAACACAACCAAGGGTAAACCGGACGTAGTCTGGATGAGGAGAGTAGGACCATGAGCAAACGCACAGCAGTAGCGGTCGGGCAGTTCGTCCGGGCACGCCGCAACAACTATCACTACGCCAAGTTCGGCGCGGTGGGTCGTGTAGAGTGGGTTGGTATATGGGACGTGCAAGTTCGCTTCCCTGCTGGCGCAGTGTCGGACGAGATATATAAGGCCGGCGGATCTACCGAAACCCAATACATCGAGCAGGCAGATATCCTCCCTGCCAAGCAGGCCAACAAGAAGGTACAAGCATGAATCCGGTAGCCGCATACATCGCAGCGTTCGTCCTGTTCTACTTCTGCATGGTAATCGTGGTTGTGTTGCTTGACATGTGGGACTCGTGGCATGGTTCCAGCTCCCGCGAAGCCTTCTCGTCCTTGCTGGCCATCGCATTATTCCTAACGTGCATGAGTGCCGCCGCACAAGCGATGGCCAAAGGCATCATCAACCTCGTCACCCTGAGCTTCTAACATGATCACACGTACCTTCAACGGTGGCTTCATCAAGATGGGCAGTGCCCTGTCGATTACCAATGGCGTCACCGCTGAGGTGCGTGCATTGATACTGGAGCGCGAGGGCCGGGACAAAGAGCGCCGCAAGGCGTATCGCCGTCGTCCGGCCCCGCGCATTGGTAGTAAGAACGACACCTTCACGGAGTACCGTCCGTAATGGATAAGTGCTACCGCTGTAACAAACTCTCCTATCACTGTGTATGCAAACAAGGATTACTCACGATGAAATTCACCGATCTCCAAAGCAATGAGCGTGCTGTACTCGCCGCACTCCGCGCATCTGCCGGCAATTGCATGGGCACCGATGCTCTCGGTCGTGCGATGTACCCTACTCAAAGTCCGGCGGATGCTGCCAGTACCTTGAACGGCATGCGCCGCAAGGGCCTCCTGTACTCCATGCAGAAGGGCCCTAACGTGGCATATGCTCCGTGGTCTATCAGCGAGTACGGCATTGCTGTGTTCGACGGCCGTCCCGATACTGATCCGGCACTGGCGCCGAAGGTCGCCACCATGTGCGCAGCCTACGGCGGCGCCGTGCAGGCGGCATCCACTCTAGGCCCAAAAATGGATGCCGCTACAAAACGGGCGCCCACCAAAACGTTCATCGTGACCCGTGCCGACAGTCCGTTATGGACCATCACCGGAGACATCAACGACGCTACCCGCAAGGCGCAGAACTTGGCTACGGCTGAGCCGGGCGAGGCGTATCGCGTCTACGAACTGGTGGCTGTGGCTCACATGCCTGTACCGCAAGCACAGATCACTCTGTTGTGACCGGCTGCGACTGCCATGAGTGGCACAGCCAAGGCAAGTGCAGTCGCTGCAAGCTGATAGCACCCAACGTCGTCCACTCAATGGACGCAGCAATCCTCAACGCAATGGAGATACGTCATGTACAAGTTCCTCAAGTTCCTGCTGGCACTGGCACACGTAGCAGCACAACGCGAAGCTGCAAACCAAGCGGCCAAGCAAGTCAAGTTCAAGAAGCGCAGCGCTGCGAAGGCTATTCGCCTGCGAGAAAAGCAGCGAGTAGCAGAGCGCAAGGCTCAGCAACTGGCGGGCGCTGCTTCCCTTGCCAATGCTCAGGCTGCACTGGGCTGCAACAAGATCAATGAGGCCGAGCGTCTGGCTACCTCGTTGCGCCACTCTCTTGACCATGTGGTAGGTCAGTAATGGCGTTCGTCCCGTACGGTAAGGCCAAAGCGCCAGCCAAGAAACCTGCTGCCAAGAAGCCGGCTGCGAAGCCTAAGCCGAAAGGCAAGAAGTAAGTTCGTCATGCACACCGGGTAGGTTCCGCCAACCGCGAGAGTCCTAGTGTGCATGGCGGGCAACCCTTCCGCCCAACAACTATTACTCAGGAGATACACCATGTCCAAGTTCGTCGAGCTGATCGCTAAACAAGAAGCCGTTGTTGCTGCTGCACAAGCCAAGCTGGCTGACCTGATCAAAGCATCGCAAGCTGCCGCCCTGTTCGATGCCGTAAGTGTCGGCTACGGTGCCAGCTTCAAGATCGGTCGTGCCGAAACCCGCCGCACAGTTGACGGCGTTGTCCGTGGCCGGGGTCTGGTCAAGGATGTCGATAGCGTCCGTGTCGAAGTGGGCGAGGGCTTCTCGCTCGAAGTCTACACCGTGGCAATCGCTGCGCTGACCGGCATCACCGAGCCAGCCAAGGCCGCGCCGAGCGCTGTCGCCGTTGCACTGGGCGAAACAGCCGCAGGCCAGAGCGAAGCCGATGCCCTGCTCGCTGAGCTGAACGGCTGATGAGTACTGCACTGGGTAGTGCGGTATGGACCACGCACCCAGTGCTGTCTGATGTGTCCGGTGAGTGCCGGCACATTCAGGTCTGTTCGGATTACGGTAACCTGCGCATCATGGTGATGCCGGTTCACCTGAACAGTGCAGCACTGGCGGTACAGACTTTGCATGGTGAGCTGACGCGCCGCAAGGCACGAGCTGACTACGCAGCTAAGCACTGAGGTAGGTATGAAACAGATCAAGCCGGGAACCTACACCAAGTCCGTATGCAAGTGGTGCAATGCACCCGCTGACTGGCGCAGCTCCGGGCTTGGCCTGAGTACCTACGCCTGCAACACTCACCGAACGGTGCTGCGCCAACATGAGGTAGCTCGACTTGATGGGCACATGACTGAGGGTGACTACCAATCTTGGTATCGCCTGTGACTAGAGGCTGGTATGTCTGAAGAGTTGATGGACCCGAGCGAGTGGCTGGCCGAGGCGCAAGCCATTACGGTAGGCACGAAGAACAAGGTTCAGCACCTCTGCGGGGATGCCAGCCTTGTCGTCTATCACAACGTGGACAGTTGGACAGCATGGTGCTGGCGCTGTCACACAAGGGGTTGGGTGCCGAAGGCAGTACCCAGCATGAGAGAGAGGCTCGCTCGGAAAGCGCAGCAACAGGAGATAGACAATGCAATCTCATACAAAGTTCGCCCGCCTTTCCCGGCAAGCCATGACCTTACAACATGGACGCCTGCTGCAAGACTCTGGCTTTACAAAGCAGGACTTAACCCGAGCCTTATCAAGAGCCTCGGCGCGTACTACCATGCCCCCACTGGGCGGGTCGTGCTTCCCATCAGGGACAGTGACGGGAAGGTTATCTTCTGGCAGGCCCGCAATCCAGAGTATCCCAAGGACGGAGGGGCGAAGTACATCTCATCGTCTACTCCAAGAGATGTTGTTCATGCAACGTTTCGGCATGACGAAGGAACAGATGCAGGCTACTGTCTTACCGAAGACATCCTATCAGGCTTCAAGGTTGGAGAGTCGGGCGCTGCGACTGGTTACGCAGTCATGGGAACTTCACTATCCCAACATACAATCGCACTTCTCATCGCTGCGCAAGAGCCGGTCTACTTATGGTTCGATCCCGACCAAGCAGGACGCGATGCAAGTTCTTGTATTAGGCGACAACTTCGACTTGTCGGCATTGAGCCAATACCCATAGCCACTGACAAAGATCCCAAGGCATACAGCCTAGCGGAGATCAGGAGTATCATTCATGGCGTTCGATCACACGCTGTTGCAGATCATGCGAGAGCGTAAGAAGTTCTATCAGCTCCGGCGCATGCTCAACCCAAAGTCGGTTGATGCACACACGCTGGCCATCCTCAATGCCTATGATCAGTTCTTCAAGCTGGACGTAGAGTGCAACGACATCCCTGTCAGTGATGGGTTCCAGTCGTGGTTCTTCTTGAGCAAGGGAGATAAGCTCGGGGCCGAGGCCAAGGCTATCCTTGAGGCGGTCTTCAAGCAGGCCAGCCGTGAGCCTAATGAGTTTGCCAAGAAGCAGATCGTTAAGCAGATCTTGCAGGCTGACTTGGCTGTCAAGACTACAGAGATCATGGACCGCTATCACAATGACGAGGACATTGATCCCGCCGCTGAGATGAACACGGTCTATCAAGCCTATCAGATGGCGATGGAAGGCAGCTCGAAGAAGTTCGAGTTCGTCGAACTGGATGAGGAACTGTTCCTTGAAGACACAAACAACGAAGGGCTTCAGCCGCGCTGGGCCTGCCTACAGATGTACATGCGTCCGTGGCGCGGCGGTGACTTCCTCATCTTTGCAGCACGGCCTGACTCGGGCAAAACGTCAGCGATTGCGGACAACATTACCCATATGGGTCCGCAGGTTCAACAGTACAATGATGCGGCACATGCTGCGTGGCTTGCGGCTAACTCCGAATCCGGTGATGTTGCAGTACCTGAGCCAACAGCTCGCATCATCCTCTGGCTCAACAACGAAGGGCCGGGCAAGCGAATCCTCAAGCGTGTAGTCCAAGCGGCGTTCGGTATCCCGATGAGCAAGATCATCGAGAAGCAGAACGCCGGCACGCTATGGCAGGAGTACGAGGTCTTGATGGGTGGCAACCGCCACGTCATTAAGGTCAAGGATATTCATGGCTGGTCCGCTGCCATGGTTGAGGAGCTGATCAAAGACACCAACCCGATGCTGGTTGTGTATGACATGATCGACAACATCCAGTTCACCAACGGCGTGAGCAATGGCGGCACCCGTACTGACCAACTGCTGGAGGCGATGTATGCATGGGGCCGGAACATGGCTGTGATCTATGATCACGTCGGCCTAGCTACCAGCCAGACCAGCGCCGATGCAGCCGAGCTAAGCTACCCGCTGATGCACATGCTCAAGGATAGCAAGACCGGCAAGCAGGGTGCATGCGATGCCATCATCATGATGGGCAACAAGGAGGCAGACGCCTCGCAAGAAACAACCCGGTGGATCAGCACGCCGAAGAACAAGCTGAGCATTGAGGGCATGGGCAAGTCGCCGCGTGCCGAAACTACCTTCGACTATGCAACCTCGCGCTTTCATGCAGCGATGGATATGGGGAGTACTGATGATGTGTAACTGCACTGCTGGACAAGCACATGGCATTGACGAACCGCGCTGTGGTGAGTGCGCTCGCCGCGCACACGCCGGGCCGAACTACGATCCCCGCCGTGGTACTGGTCGGACTTCCAACGCTGTCAAGGCTGCCGTTCTGGCCGCCGCCTTCGGGCAGCGAGTGGTATACATCTGCGGGAACCAGAACAGCGCAGACCATGCGAACGCTCTGGCCCGCGAGTTCGTAGAGAAGTCCCTCGGCCCGACCTACCATCTGCGCGTGTCGATTAGCAAGGAGCGCATCGTGTTCTACTTCGCCAACGGCGGAGTGGCTGGCACCCTTGTGTTCCGCAGCATGGAAGCACAGGACATCAACCTCGGCATGCGCAAGGAGCAAGTGTTCCGTGTGATCGAGGATCACTATGCCGTAGAGGTACGTGCGGAGCGGGAGGCCAAGCGGATCCGCATGGATGACTGCGCTACCATCATGCGCCTGATGCAGAAGCACGGCTTCCGGGAACTCAGCATCCCTGACACTTACCGCAACGGCGCCGACTGCGGCCAGCCGACGTGGGTACGCAAGTAGGAGCACTCATGAGACAGCTCAAAGGATATACGGTTGCCGACGTTGAGACGACTATCACTAACTCGTTCAAGCGTGTAGCCGATCCGTTCAACGAACTGAACTGGACAGTGTACGTCGGGCATCGCAGCAGCGGTGAGAAGGAGGTGACGAAAGATCGTTACCTTGAGAAGAAGGCGAGCATGGGTTGGCTTGGCCGACTCCTTGAGGACAAGTGGCCGATGATCCTTGTCGGCTTCAACCTCAAGTTCGATATCCTTCAGGGCATTGCACAGGATCCATGGTCGTATGCAGTGTACAAGAAGTGGATCGTAGCCGGCGGCCAACTGTGGGATTGCCAGCTAGCCGAGTACCTGCTGGAAGGTATGCTGCCTGAGTCACAGATGCTGTCGCTCGATGAGGTCGCCCCGAAGTATGGCGGCAAGCTCAAGGAAGGCGGCGATGTGATGAAAGAGATGTGGAAGGCTGGCATCTGTACGACAGAGATCAGTCCAGACATCGTGTACCCGTACCTCGACGGCGACATCACGAACACTGAAGCCGTGCTGCTGGGCCAGATGCGCAGAGCCAAGGACGTAGGGCAGACCAAGTCTATCCTGCTGAACATGGGCGCGCAGGTCTACATCATTGAGGCAGAGAAGAACGGCATTCATGCTGACCTTGCTCTGGGCTTGAAGCTGGCGGCTGAGCTGGAAGTAGAGATCGCGGGACTCAAGGCAGAGATGCAGCAGTACGTCCCGACAGATCTCCCGCCTGAACTAGTGTGGTCGTGGACATCCCGGACCAAGCTGAGTGCGCTGATCTTCGGCGGCAAGGTGAAGTACAAGAGGAGTGTGCATCAGTGCGACGACATGGGCAACCTGCTGTATGCGCAAATGGATTCAGACCACTACGTCTTGACAGACGGCACCACAACATCCATTGCACCGGGCAGCGAGACTGCGCCGGATGCGATGCGGTACGTCGTCATTGGATCGGGGAAGCAGGCGGGAAGTTACAAGACCAAGAAGGTCAAGTCCAACGACCCATCCAAGCCGAAGACCAAGCTGACTGACTTCCTCTACGAGTTCAAGGGCTACACCAAGCCCGAGGCTAAGTGGGAAGGGAAGACGGCAGGCGTGTACTCTACGGCAGAGGAGGTGATTACCGAACTGGGCGTGCGAGACATCCCGTTCCTCAAGGCAATGGCGCGTCATGCCAAGGCTGTAAAGGATCTGGGCACCTACTTCATCACCGACGATCCGAAGGTTCCCGGTGGCAAGAAGGGTATGCTCACACTGGTGCGTGCCAACGGCATCATCCATCACCAGATCAACCAGACCAGCACAGTGACCGGGCGGTTCTCCGCAAGCAACCCGAACACACAGAACCTGCCGCGTGCCGGTGAAGGTAAGTCGGTCATCAAGACTGTACTGACCAGCCGCTACGATGGTGGCTACATCATCCAGTCCGACTTCAGCTCGTTGGAGATCTACATTCAAGCCATCCTTACGGGTGACAAGAACCTGATCGCCGACCTCAAGCTCAAGCTGGACATGCACTGCAAGCGAGTGGCCAGCCAGTACGCTATCACCTACGAAGAGGCGGTGCGTCTGTGCAAGGTCGAGGAGATCGAAGAGTGGGTAGAGAAGCGGAGCAAGGCCAAGGGGTTCAGCTTCCAGCGAGCTTTCGGAGCGGGTGCTGTAGCCATTGCAGCCGCCACCGGGTTATCTGTCGATGCGGTGAACACACTTATCGCAGCGGAGAACTTACTGTACCCAGACATCGAGCCGCACTACGTCAAGCTGACAGCGCAGATCGAGAAGGCCAAGCGCAATGTCCGCAAGGTCATACCGCACCCAGACTTCCCGAGTCGCATGGTCGAGTTGCGGACTGGCTACCATAGAACTCCGGACAACAAACTGTACGCTTGGATCGAGCAGCCTGCGCCGAAGTATGTGGTGCAACGTGGCGGTGGCTGGACTTCCTTCAGCCCACCAGAGATCAAGAACTACGAGGTGCAGGGTGGCGGGGCCGAGTGGGCCAAGGCCGCAATGTGGATCGCAGTTCGTGAGTACTACCGCCGCGACAACTGGGGCGGACTTGCTGCACTGATCGGACAGGTTCACGATGCCTGCTATGCTGACGCCGCCAAGGAAGTACACGCCGAGGCAGCAGCAGTATTGCACTGCGCGATGGAGCTGGCCTCGCCATTCATGGAGGCATACTTCGGCTGGCCGCAACCAGTCTACGTACCGAGCGACACAACCATTGGCGCCAACTGGGCCGGGCATGACAAGGTGAAGGACTTCGATTCCTACACCACACCGATAGGCGAAGAGATGCACAAGCTCTACGTCGCCACCATCAAGAAACCATAAGGGAAATATCATGAGCTTTGACCTGAACGCAATCATCGACCAAGCCGCCAACGAATCGGAAGATCTGTCCGAAGCCAGCAAGGGCGGTGGCGGCGCTACTCCTCCTGCTGCGGGCACCTGCATCGGCACTCTCGTCGGCTACATCGAGCTGGGTCTGCGCGTCAAGAAGGGCTACAAGGGTGCGGCAGATAAGAAGGTGCGCAAGGCGCGCTGGATCATTGAGCTGGCCGGTGGCACCAACCCGCACACCAAGAGCGAAGACGGCACGACCACCTTCGCCAAGCGCATCACTGTGCACACTTGGCTGCCGGAGAAAGGCAAGAAGCCGTCTGACAAGTCCGGCTTCTACAAGCTGTTCTCGGCCATCAACCATGCCAAGGATCCGGCCATCAAGATCCCGGCGCAGTGCCTCGGCAAGCACTTCAAGGTGATCGTCTCGCAGGAGAAGTTCACCAACGAGTCCGGTGATGAGATCGTGTACGGCTCCATTGGTAACGCACAGGACGGCTTCCGCATCAGCCCGGCGCGAGTGGACATCACCGACCCAGTGACTGACATGCCGACTGGCGAGTTCCGCATAATCAATGCGCCGGAAGTCGTAAGCTCGCAACGCTGCTTCCTGTGGGATTACGCCACCCCGCAAATGTGGGACAGCCTGTTCATCGACGGCGAGTACGAGGCGGTCGAAGCAGCAGACGGCAAGGCGGCTCGTCCGGCCAAGTCCAAGAACGTGATCCAAGAAGAGATCAAGCAGGCTCTGGACTGGAAGGGCAGCAAGATGCAGTCGCTCCTCGGTGACGGCGGCGAGCTGGATACCGGCGAGCTGGAAGGTGACAGCACTGTCAGCACCGGTGGCGTGGCTGGCGAGGACGCTCTGGCAGGTCTGCTGTAATGGACTACTCGGCGGCGATTGCAGATGCTGCCGAGGCTGCTGCCCCCATCAACTTCACCGCTACGGAGATTGTTCCGGGGCGGTGGTTGTTGGTGGACGGCGACTACCTCTGCTACTTCTGCGCAGGCAATAACGAAACCCCTATCGGTGATGCGCGCACTCGTCTGATGCAGAAGTTAGACGACATGCGCATTGCTGCCGGGGCCGAGAAGGTTGTGCTTCACCTAACAGCGACTGGCTCGCACAAGGGATGGCGCTATGTCATTGCTACAATCAATCCTTACCAAGCTCACCGAGAAGGATCTGTACGCCCCAAGAACTGGGATCAGCTCCGAGACTTCGTTGAGTCCTACAAGGGAGCAGCGTTCACGCCGAAGATCTGGGGAACCAGAGAAGCTGACGATGGGATCCGCCTTCACACGAAGCTGCTACCATTTGGTCGAGCGGTCGTAGGCATGAAGGACAAGGACAGCCAGATGTACGACGGCTGTATCCACATAGACTGGGACACCTACGAGTTGACGGAAGTTCTCGCAGGAACCTACGAGATCGAGAACAGCACTGGCCGACTCTTCGGCAGCAAGTGGTTCTGGATCCAGCTACTGGCCGGCGATGCGGCTGACAAGATCCCCGGCTTGCCGAAGATCCTCAGCCACACTGGCAAGATGGTTGACTGCGGCATGGCTCGTGCACTCAACGCCCTGTGCATGACTCACGACGATGCTACCGCATTCGATGTGGTCTGCAAGCACTACGCTCACTTCTACCGAGACGACTGGGCAGACCGCCTAGTCGAGCAGATGGGCTTACTCTGGATGCGAACAGATAAGGACGCATCCGTCATTGACTTCTTGACAGTGGTTCCCACTGGCAACAAGTTCCAGCCGTATATCGCAGAGGCGGCTGGTAGACTGGCTGCCCGAGTGCAGGAGGTTATCAATGCAACGCCTGACTACTAGCGGCATCGCGCCGTACCGAGCCCAGCTTCTGGCCGGGAGACAAGGAGGCAAATGTGCACTTTGCAAACGACGGCCAACGGTTCCTTGCTTGGATCATTGCCATACTGATGGTGTCGTTCGTGGTGTTCTGTGCCGAGGCTGTAACGCTCTGCTCGGAAAGATCGAGAACAACGCTCCTCGTAATGGTCTGCGGGGTGCCGATCTTAATACCTACCTGATGAACATCCCGGCCTACTTGGCATTCGGTTCGCAAGGCGGTACAGGTATCCTACATCCCACGCACAAGACAGACGATGAAAAGCGGTTGGCCAAGAACGCAGCCGCTGTCAAGAAACGTGCAGCAGTCAAGAAGGTGAAAGCATGAGTCGTATCGAAATCATTCTGTCCGAACCGGCGCAGACCAATGCCTACAAGGCACTGCTCAAGCAGGACAACCAGCTTCTGCGTAGCGAGTTCGCAGGCCCGGTATTCGCTGATGCGAAGTACAAATTCAACAGCACCGGTCTGGAAGTGCACGCAGATGGCAACATCTATTACTATCCGACGCACAGCATTGCTCGTGCCAAGATCGGCATCCCGGAGGATAACTGATGCGAGGCCATTTGAAGAACCTGTTCACCCCGTGCCTGCACAAGATCATCCTGCAAAGCAACATCAGCAACGTGGATGCGGCGGTGAAGTACAACGAGATCGCCCCTACGGGCGTAGAGATCAGCCGACAGAACGTAAAGTACTGGCGAGCACTCTACGCCGAGGACACCACTCCGGGCAAGGTCAATGCTCAGCTCAAGGCAGAGCGAAAGCTGAAGGCGCCGGAGCCGCTGGGCAAGGGCGGTAAGTTCCGCTTCAACAACATCTACCGCGCCATCTTGGTGATGCCGGACCTGCACGCACCGTATCATCACCGCCATGCGCTGGCGTTCATGAAGGCAGTGCGCGACAAGTTCAAGCCTGATCTGTGCGTCAACCTCGGCGACGAGGCGGACAAGCACAACATGTCGTTTCATGACAGCGACCCTAACCTGCTGTCGGCGGGCGATGAGCTGGAAGCTACCAAGAAGGTGCTGGCCGAGCTGGCTAAGATCTTCCCGCGCTTCCTGCTGTGCGACTCCAACCACGGCTCGATGCACTACCGCAAGGCCAAGGCTCACGGCATCCCGGTCCAGTACCTGAAGTCATACCGGGAGATCCTGTTCCCGCAAGACGAAGTAGGTAATCTGGGCAAGGGCTGGCAGTGGGCCGAGAGCTGGCGTGTACGCACTCCGATGGGTGAGGTGCTGTTCAAGCATCAACCGTCTGGCGATATCCGTGCAGACGCATCGCACAACCAGTGCAATCTGGTAGTCGGCCATCATCACGGTAAGTTCTCTATCGAATACGGCGCATCGTCGGCTCGCCTCTACTGGGGCGCGTACTTCGGTTGCCTGATCGACAAGGACAGCTTGGCCTTTGCCTACGGCAAGCACACCATGTACAAGCCGATCCTCGGCTGCGGTGTAATCATCAACGGTATCCCTACCTTGATCCCAATGTTGCTCGATAGCAACGGTGACTGGGTAGGCCATCTGGGAGAAGAGTGATGTCTCGTATTCGTGTGCGGTATATCGCCGGGGTTAACTTGCAGTACGTTACAGGGGACCGCTGGTTGGACCCGCGAACTGGTGAGATCTACGACACCGAGACTGGCGACTACCAGTGCTCTCAGATGCACCTACCTGTGCCGGGAGAGCCCGGTATCTGGCGCACAGCGTCAGGACAATCCACGGTATGTGCGGTGGACGCGGCGATCTCGCCCACTCCAGACCCAAAAATGGATGCCGCTAGTTCGCAGCCGGCCACCGGACAGAAGTTCGATGGGGATAAGGCCGAACCGGGCCTGCTTCTGTCGGGCTGTCACCTTGCAGTGGCCGGAGTAATCGCCGTTCTGGGCTTCGGCTTTCGTAAGTACAAGCAGCGCAACGGCTGGAAGGAGGTGCCCGAGGCCGGTCGTCGGTATAAGGACGCCCTGCACCGACACCTTGCGGCTATCGAGCGCGGCGAGATCTACGACAACGAACCGGGCGGGTCCGGCCTACCGCACATCGACCACGTAGCGTGCAACGCTATGTTCCTATCTCAAATGCACCACGAGGGCTTCGGAAAATGAAACAGCGTACTCACTACCAAGAAATGAGCAATCACATCCAAGCAGCTCTGGACACGCAGAACCGCGCAGAGCTGGACGTGCTGGACAAGCGCATCGCTGACGCCTTGGCTCTGGGTCACATCAACCTGCCGGAAGCCGGCGAGCTGACTGTGGATCTGGAGATGGCGCTTAGCGAGCTGTCTCGCGACGACAACGATCTCGACGAGGTCTACGCTGCTGTTCGTCTGGACGGCGGAGTATGAAGGTCGGTGTGAACGCCGTCACTATTGACGGCACTGACCACGTCGAAGCCGTTATCCGCAGCAAGGCCGGCGAGCTTGTCTACTGGGCGCGCAGCCTGTACCCAGAGGATCCGGCCAAGCGGCAGGATGCAATGGCTGCACTGCTGCGCGGTGTGTCGGAAGCCATCGCCGCCGGCAAACTCACACTGGAGGACGTAATCTGATGTACATTCTACCGAAGCGCCGCACACTGGTACACAAGGCTATCGAACCTCGCAAGCTGTCTGCCAAGGTGCAGGCCGCTTTGGCAGAGCGTCACGACGACATCTACGAAATCAAATATGATGGGTGCCACTGCATCCTAGTGAAAAAGGACGGTAAAGCGTATGCGTTCTCTCGCCAAGGTGAGCCGGTGCTGGCTGCTATGGATCACGTTATCGCAGAGCTTGAAGCAATCGCCGAAGACAACTTCGTGCTGTTTGCCGAAGCTTGGCACGAATGGCTCGATCACTCCATCATCAATGGCACGTTCCGTCGGACATACGTGGCTGCGGGAGCGGAGCTACTGGAGGCCGTCGTCTTCGACTACGTGCCGCTTGCGGACTTCGAAGCGGGCTCTTGCCCGGTGCGGTACAAGACAAGGCGTGATCGTTGTTTCGAGATCGTTCACGCCATTCAGCGACGTGAATTTTCCAATGGCAACGAGTCTTATAGCCCTGTGCGCCTCGCATATGCTAGCTACTGCACAGAGCATGGACAAGATGTCGTGGATGCTAGCCGCACGCAATATGGTGCAGTGTTCGCAATCGATGGATTCATGCGCAAGGATCGAAACGGTACTTGGAAAGCTGGCAGCGGCTCGTGCGGCGCGGTCGTAAAGATCAAGGATCACCTGAGCATCGACGTTAAGGTCTTGCGCTTCAATGAGGGCGAGGGCAAGTTCGCCGGAATGGTTGGCGCCATTGTCGTAGAGTGGGAAGGTCGAGAGCTTACCATCGGTGGCGGTAAGATGACCACGGCAGAGCGTGCCGAGCAGTGGGCACTGGTAACTATCGGCCAGCCACAGGACATGTGGCGATGCTGGATCGGTAAGATAGTTGAGGCTCATGGCCTTAGCGAGAGTCAACATGGCATGATCCGTGAGCCGCGCTTTATCCGGGTGCGGGACGACAAGACAGAAGGCGAGTAATGAATCAGGCAGAGCTGGAGCAACAGATGGTGGACGGTGGCCGGGCTAAGGTGCTCGGTTCGCTCAAACGCAACGAAGACGCAGGAGCGGCACACAACAACCCGTATGCCGCTGCGATCTATCGGCGGTTCGTTCTGCCTCTGTCTGAAGCAATCGCAGCCTACTGCGGTGAAATCAAGCGAGGTGTACAGGCTAGCAGCAAGGGATTGTTGCGGCCACATGATCCAATGGTACTGGCGTTCCTGACGGTAAGGACTCTGTTAGACGCCACGCTGCAAGCCAAGGAGAACGGCCCGACAGCCGTAGCCCGGATGCTCGGGCAGTCGATCTACGGGGAGACGCTCTTGGAGAAATTCGAGAGCATCGAGCCCGACCTATACTTCACCCTCGTTCATGACTTTGAACGTCGGATGACCAAGAGCGAGAATCACCGGATCACGGTGTTCCGCATGCAGGCCGAGAAGCACGGCATACCGCTGCCTGTGTGGTCCGCAGAGGACCGCTATGCGGTAGGCACTATACTGATATACCTTGCCAGAGATGTCGGCTTGGTGGAGATCACAGACGTACGCCGGGGCAAGAAGACGCACCGGGAGTACGCATTCCCAGCAGACGTCGCCGGCATGCTGGATCAGGTAAAGGGATTTCTGGCCGGGTGCCAGCCCATGTCGCTGCCCTGCGTCGAGCCGCCGAAGGATTGGACGGACGCCAACAACGGCGGCTACCATACGGCGGTGATGCGGCGTGTGGCCCCCTCCTGCATCCGTGGCAGGGCGCGAGTCGAAGACCTGACCGATGTACCGGATATCCCGTTGCGCGCCCTGAACATCCTTCAGCGCCGCTCGTGGCGTATCAACGGGCAGGTGCTCGCAGCGGTCGATGCTGTCGGGGAGCGATTCGACGTGGGCGAGGTGCTGGCACAGGCCGAGCTACCCAAGCCGCAGTCGCCGGACTGGCTGTCGGAAGACATGACCAAGGAGCAGATGCACGGCGGGCAGCTTGCCGAGTTCGCCGCATGGAAGATTGAGATGCGGGAGTGGTACACCGAGAACAAGAGCCGGGGCGTACAGTGGGGCCGGTACTACGAGGCTCTGCGAGTTGCCCGGATGTTCAAGGGTCTACCATTTTGGTTTGTGTATCAGTACGACTATAGAGGTCGAGCTTATGCGAACACGAGGGGCGTTAGCCCACAAGGTTCAGATCTCCAGAAGGCGTTGCTGCGCAGCGCTGAAGGAGTCCCCATCAACGACATGCGATCCAAGTTCTGGTTCTACACAGCCGGAGCTAACCGGTTCGGCTTTGATAAAGCAACTCTTGAGGAGAGGTACGAATGGACAGTAGAGCGTTCAGAAATGATCTGCGCGATTGCATCCGACCCCATAGCGAATCGGCAGTGGACTACCGCAGACAATCCATTCCAGTTCCTAGCTTGGTGTTTCGAGTTCGCCCAGCTTACGGCCATGCCAGAGAGCTTTGTTTCACACTTGGCGCTGGGTCAGGATGGGAGCTGCAACGGCTTGCAGCACTTCTCGGCCATGCTACGGGACAGTGTGGGTGGACGGGCAACGAATTTAGTGCCTTCATGCACGCAGCAAGACATCTACCGGCTTGTAGCCGAGGAAACTTCACGAATATTAGCGCAGATGTCTACCTTGGACTCAGCGCCATTTGCGGCCCGTTGGAGGAGCCATTCGCTGAGCAGGGACTTAGTCAAACGCAGCGTTATGACTTTACCGTATGGTTCGACGAGGTTCTCGTGCTCTGACTTCATCTACACCGAGTACGTCTCCAAGCACAAGGCTCCGGAGTTCGAGAAGACGGAGTACAGGGCGGCGTCAAGGTGGCTGAGCGTGCCGGTGTGGGACGCAATCGGCAACGTAGTGGTCAAGGCAAGAGAGGCCATGCAGTGGCTCCAGAACGCCTCTGACGAGCTGATCGACCGGGGCGTGGATGAGATCTGTTTCAGGTCGCCATCCGGGTTCATGGTCCGACAGCGATACGGGGTGATGGAGTTCATCAAGGTGGAGACGCGGATCGCCGGGGGGGTACGTATCCGGCCCACGATCCAGCTAGAGGAGGACAGGCCCTGCAAACGCAGGCACAGGAACGGGATCGCCCCGAACTTCATTCACTCCTGTGATGCGGCGCACATGCACTTCCTGATCTGCGCGGCAGACGATGCGGGGCTGGGACATCTGGCATTCATCCACGACGACTACGGTACAACTCCCGATGGCACTGAGACGCTGCACAGGCTCATCAGGGAGACGTTCGTGACGATGTACGAGCAAGGATGCCCGTTGACCATCCTTCGGGACTTCTACGGCATCACAGAGCCTTTGCCGGAATACGGGGATCTGGACTTGAGAGAGGTACTCAACTCCACCTACTTCTTTGCATAGGTAAATCAATTGGTCACCCATAGACTACAGGAATAAATATGATTAAATTCTTAGTTAATGTATTTAAGAATATCTTTATCTCTACTCATAAAGTAGAGGTAGAGGTTATTAAACAATATGTAGAGGTGTTAAGTCCTACTGCATATGCTCGATTGGAGAGACAACTGGAACCTCCAGTCATCTCAGGCTCCGACAACGACCAAGCCGCAGCGTACCGTCTCGGCATCCAGCGAGCACTGAATACGGTTCGCAAAGACTTCGCTCAGTAATTGGGCACCCATAGCGAGGAAACCATTATGTGGGCTGTGAGTTTCATAGACGGCGAGCTGGGTGAGTGCAAGTGGAAGCCGCACCAGCAGCGGATCTTTGTACTGGCCGAGCTTCAGGATCTGCGCGACGAGTATGAGCGCATGACCGGATGGGAGTGTGTAACTCCCGAGGAATACTTGGCGGATATCGAGACGACTGCACTGTTCGTGTTCGTCAATGACAAGGTGGTGTGCCTCTCCGAGACACGCCCCGGCTTCAGCAGGGAAACCGTAATCGCAGAAGAGTTCGTAGGACGAGGAGTCGATGTCAGGACTGTCGCAGCCATTGCCCGTGCGGCTGGTGCTATGGTGGGACTGAAGCGATTCGTCGTCGGCACAAGGGCACCCGCCAATGGGCGGATAGCTGGCTTGGCCAAACTCTATCAGCGAGAGGGCCTTGCCATTTCTACAATCGAGCTGATGGGAGAAGTAAATGGGCAGCAAGAAAATCCGTAAGTTGGTAGCCAAGTTCGACCTCGGCCACCAAGTGGGCAAGAAACTGGGCCTCCCTGATCCAAGTGGCGATCTGCTCTATGGCTCCGACAAGGCCCTGAGCCCTGCCGAGCAGGCGCAGAAGAACGCAATGGACATGGCCAAGCAGCAGGCGCGACAGGCGGAAGAGGCCGCGAACATGCAACTGCAAGCGGCTAACGAGGCATCGCAGCAGACGGCCAGCCAGATCCAGTTGTCGCAGGATCGACAGAACGCACAGGAGCAGTTGGTAGACGCAAGTCAGCAAGTAACCGAGCGCCCCACTGTGCAACTGGCCGCCGATGACGATATCGCCCCGGCGACTAGCACACGGAAGAAGTTCCGGGGCCAGATCGGTGGCAAGTCTAGCGGTGCGAGTGTCCGGGTATGATGGACTACGGCGAGAAGGAAACGGGGCAGAGCATCTGGGACAGCATGACGGTGAACCGCGAGACGATGATGTCTCGGAAAGAGCGGCTCGCCGAGGTGACTATACCAAGCTCTCTGCCGGACAAGAACTACAGCGTGCTCAATGAGTCGCTGACAAACGGTTCGACATCCCTCGGCGCGCAAGGGGCGATCAACATCGTCAACAAGCTGATGCTGGCCATGTTCGCTCCCGGCGTTAGCTTCATGCGTCTGGAGCTGGCATCCGCCGAGAAAGCCAAGTTCATGGAACAACTCCAGTTGCCTGACGACAGCATGCTCACGAACGTGCTGGCAGAGGGCGAGCGTGAGGCTCTGCGGGTACTGGAGGCATCCGGTTCCCGCCCTGCTCTGTATGAGGGGCTTGCGGCGCTGGTATGTGTCGGCGACGTGCTGATGGACCTTAGCGATAAGGATCTGATCAGCTTTATTAGTCTGCGAGATTATGCTGTAGAGCGTAATCGAAAGGGCCAAGTGCTCCGGCTGGTCTTTCGCGAGATCACTCGGGTACAGGATCTAGAAGCAGAGGCTGAGGCCGAGTACCGCCGGGCGGTGCCAACCTGTAAGCCTCGGGACTCGGTCACGGTCTATACGACTGTCAGATTTACTCGTGGCATGTATCGCTCCACCGTGTACGTCGAGGACGTATGTCTCTCCACCCGCCACTCCGGCAAGTGGAAGCCTGAGAACCTGCCATGGCGAGCCCTTAGTTGGCGCCTGCCGCTGGGTCAGGACTACGGCGTATCACTGGCCGAGGACTACAGCAACGATCTGGGCAACCACGATATCGTCTCTGAGGCCATGGCCGACGGCGCCGTACTGGCAGCACAGTTCCGCTGGGCGTGCAATCCAAACGGCATCACGCAACCAGAGGACATTACGGGTGGCAAGAACGGTGACGTTATCCCTGCCGACCCGAAAGATCTCGGGCTGATCTTTGCGAACCTAGGCAATCAGTTGGCTACGATCATGTCTGTCGAAGAGGTCTACTCTCGACGCATTGGCCGTGGCTTCCTGATGAACTCTGCTGTCACCCGCGACAGTGAGCGGACTACTGCCGAGGAGGTGCGCATCCAAGCTATTGAGCTGGAGCAATCTCTCGGTGGTGTCTACTCCCGCCTCGCTATCGACATGCAGGCGCCTATTGCTCGCTGGCAGTTGCGTGCAGCCAACATCAATATCCGGGGCACCAAGATCCAGCCGACTATCATCACCGGTCTGGATGCACTGAGCCGGAGCGCGGAATTGCAGCGCATGATGGGCTTCCTCGGGGATGTCAGTTCGCTGGCAGAGATCCCGGCAGAGACTCGTGAGATGCTCAACGAGGAACCGATTATCTCCGACATGGCCGCAGGGCGTGGAGTGAACCGGACCAAGTACGTCGCAACAGTGGAAGAGATCAATCAGCGGAGACAGCAGCGAGAGCAGGCAGCCGCAAACCAGCAAGCAGTGCAGGCCGGAGTTGAAGCCGGAGCACAGCAACAAATCAACCAATCGGGGGCACCGCAATGACCTTTTTCCAACTCTTCAAATTCCCACTCATGAACGCAGAGGGCGAGGGCGGCAATGGCGGCGGCGAAACTGCCGCTACGGCAACAGCCACCGCTGCTGCACCGACCAGCACGCAGATCGAGGCCCCGGCACCAGCCACAGCGGCCCCCAAGCCCGAGGCCGGTGATGCCGAGGTTCTGGACAAAGCTGGCTATGAGGCACCGGAGAATGATCCGGGCCTGAGCTATGCGATGAAGTTCCTCGCGAAGAACGGATTCAATGCAGACAACCCGATTGTTGAGGCAGCCTTCAACGGCGATTTCTCGCTGCTCAAGGCTGAGCTGGCACAGAAGAACCTTCCGGGCTGGGAGCAGGCTCTGGGTCTGGCTGAGCAGTCGTATGACCGTCACGTCAAGGAGAACGACGCCAAGGCCGATAAGGTCGGTGGCATCGTGACCGACATCGCCGCAAGCATGGGCGTGGACTGGGAAGCCGCCGTTGGCCATATCGGCAAGTCGGCGACCTCCGAGGAGAAGTCGGCGCTCAATGATCTGCTGTCGAACCCGGCCACCGCGCACATCGCCGCACGCTTCATCAGCGGCTCGTTCATCGAATCCGGCGACACCGAGATCGAGCCCGCCGCCCGCGCCACCGGTGCCGAGGTGAAGCCCGTACAGGTCGCTGGTGGCCCGATCAGCCGCGCCGAGTACAAGGCCGAGCTGGGCAAGCTGCGCGCCTCTCTGGGCGACGATTACATCAACTCCCCGCAGGCTGCCGCGCTGTATCGCCGCCTCGGCTAACCCGGTCTGGGTGTCCAAAATCAATTGGGCACCCATAGACTACGAAACCATTTCGCACTTTTAAGGAGCAATACATGTCTCGTGATTCTTTTGTTGTAACTCGTCCCAATACCCGCTTGGCCGGCACCGATCCGTTTGAGCTGGTACTGGAAGAGTTCGCTGGCATCGTCGAAGAGTCGATGCAAACTCGCTCCGTGACCGAAGGCTGGTTGACCGTCCGCACCATCAAGGGCACCGCGACCGTAACCAAGGACGCCATCGGTGAATCCACCCTGCAAGTCCTGACTCCGGGCGTTACTCCGGACGGCACCAAGAACCAGTTCTCCGACAACTCGGTAACTGTGAAGACCGTCATCTTGGCTCGCTCGGCTCTGCCGATGCTGGACGTGTTCCAGACCAAGTACGACACTCGCAAATCCATCGGTAACGAACACGGCAAGAAAATGGCCAAGTTCCGCGATGCTGCGTTCCTAGTGCAGATGGCCAAGGCCGGTATGGCGACTTCCTCCAAATACGGTGCGCTGCCGGGTCACTACGGTGGCACCCAGCAAACTCTCTCCGCCGCTGGCGACGAGAACGATCCGGCCAAGCTGTACAAGGCTATCAACCGTCTGCTCGCTCAGATGGAAGAGAAGGACGTCGTGCCTCAGGAAGATGGTCACGCCCTGTTCGTGCGCCCTTCCGTGTACTACGCACTGATGGATGCCGAGCAAATCGTTAACGGCGACTACATCACCTCCGACGGCAACAAGGTGCAAGGCGTTCCGGTCCTGAAAGCTCTGGGCGTGCCGATCATCAAGACCAACAACATGCCGCACACCAACACCGTCTCCACCCCGGATGACGTTGCGACCATGATGGGCGGCGACTACAACGGCGATTTCTCCAAGTTGCTGATGTTGCTGGCTTCCCCGAAAGCCGTTCTGGCTGGCGAGACTATCTCGCTGACCTCCGACGTGTTCTGGGACAAGCTGTCGAAGTCGTGGTACGTAGATGCTCACATGGCATTCGCTGCTACCACCGACCGTCACGAACACGCTGGTGCAGTACTGCTGGCTTAATCCACAAATCCCTAGGAGCTTCGGCTCTTGGGGATTTTCAGGTCTGAGGAGATAGAATGCTCGTCACTAAGTTGACAGTAGTGAACGCATGCCTTGCCTCTATGGGTGAGGAACCCATCAACTCGTTGGCAGAGACTAACGCCTTTGTCAACTCGGCACTCTTCGCTCTGGAGAATGCCAATATCAACGAGCAGTCGGAAGGCTGGTGGTTTAACAAGGAGTCCGTAGAGATCATCCCGGATGTTAACGGGGAGTACATTGTGCCCTCTGACATCATTGATCTGGACATCGACACCAATCCCGGCTGGCTCACAGTGCGCAGTGGTCGGCTGTACAACACGGACGGCGGCGTACGTTATACCGGGACCGCACCAGTGAAGGTGAACGTGCTCCGGCTACTGGCCTTTGAGGACGTACCGTTTCACGGCAAGCGGCTGATCAAGGCATCGGCAGTGGTCTTGTTCCAGCAGTCGTATGACGGTGATGCGACCAAGATCAAGGAAGCAGAAACGGAGTACATGCTGGCTCGGCAGTTGGCCAAGTCCCAGCACATCCGTGCAGTAGGTGCTAACTTCAGCACTGTCGGCATTCAGCAGTCCAACATGGCCGGCCCATCCCGAGGGCTGATGAGGACTCCACGATGACACGAACCAGCGACAGCTACGATAACGTGATTCGTGGAGTCAGCGAGCAGGTGCCGCACGACCGGCTGAGTGGTCAGCACTGGGAACAGGACAACATGATCTCTGACCCAGTGCGCGGACTGTCTCGCCGGCACGGCTCGGTGCAGAAGAACGTACTTCCCCTGAGTACCGCCATCACAGCGGCGGACAAGCTAGACGCCCGATCCCGGCAGGAGCAGACGATCTTCGTGGGGAACCGCGAGTATGGTATCGTCACCCGGCCAAACGACGTGCCCGGCAGCCAGCTTGACCCGGTTATCTGCATTGACAAGGGCGCGCAGAACTTCACTCGCACCTTCTATACAGACAACGCGAAGGGCATTCTCGGCAACGGCGTGTCTACCGTCACAGCCGCTGGCAACTTCGTCCTACTGGCCAGCAACAAGACAGTAGTGGCCGCAGACGTCGCTGACGGTATGGCCGGGACCAAAGACCTGCATGCCGTCTGGGTGCGGGGCGGGGCGAATAGCCGGACCTTTAGCATCACGGTTACTGACACCACGACTCACGTCGAGCAGCGGTTTGAGTACACCACCATGTCTGCCTATTACGGGGGCGTGTTGGATACCTCGGACATCCCACCATACAACGACCCGCCAACCAACGCGGTCCCTAACCCGGTCTACGGTAAGCTGGTCAACGACAGGGTGAACGCCTACAACACGGCAGTGAACCTGCACATCAGCGCAGTGGCTCTGGATATCACTCCACAGAACATCGCGCAGAAGCTGGCAGCACTGATCGAAGTGGCATACCCGACCAGCACCGGTGTACAGGACAGCACCATCGCTATCGCAATCGCCGGCAAGGTCATCACAGCGGACGACGGCGGTAACGGTGAACTGATCCGGGCCTGCTCCAAGGACGTGACGGCTGCTGAGCTGGTGACTTCCCGCCACTATCAAGGCAAGGTGATTCGAGTTGTGCCGAAGACGGGTAACGCGCTGGCGTACTACCTCAAGGCAGAACTGGTGACCGGCGCCGGAGACTTCGGGGAGGTAATCTGGCGAGAGACTGCGGGCACTACGGTAAACATGGCCTACGTGTTCTGCATCGGCGTCTTCAAGGACGACAAGCTCTACATCGGCGAAACGCCAGCGGCCCTCGCCACTCTGGCCGGGATCACGGTGCCGCCTATCGAGTCTGCATCCTCGGGCGATCTGGAGAGTAACCCTCTGCCGGAGTTCTTCGGTCGGACCATCACCTATATGCGGATGTTCCAAGACCGCCTGATGATCGTTGCGGGCTCGACAGTGTTCCTGTCCAAGACCGGTGACTACTTCAACTTCTTCAGGAAGTCGGTGCTCACGGTTGCGAACGATGACCCTATCGAAGTCTTCGCTCAAGGGACAGAGGACGACATCATCACAGGTGGCGTGCAGTACGACAAGAACGTGATCCTATGCGGCCAGCGCTACCAGTATCTGGTGCCGGGAAGCCAAGCCATGACTCCGAACAACCCGTTCGTTGGCGTGGTAGCTACCTACGAAGGTGCGAACCTCGTGCAGCCACAAGTTGCCGGTAGCCTCATGTTCTTCTGCCAGAACCGCGAAAACCGGCTCACCCTGCAACGCATGGTTCCGGGAGCGGTGGCGGATCGACTGGAGGCGACAGACTCCTCCAGCCAACTGGACGGCTACCTGACAGGCACCCCACGGCAGGTCATTGCGATGACTGCGCCCGGTGCCGTCTACCTGCGGACTGCGGATCAGCCGTACGGGTTCTACTCCTACAGCTACCTTGAGGGCGGCGACACCGGGCTGGCTTTCGATAGCTGGTCCAAGTGGTCGTTCTCTCCTCACCTCGGCGAGCTGCTGGCACTGACCTCTGACGACAGTGGCATCCTTGCCATCACGATCCGCAACGTCACCACCGGTACGGCGCTGGTCCTTGATCGCTTCAGTCGGGAGACTGGCCCAAGTGACTTGCCGTATCTGGACAGCATGATCCCGGCTTCTGTCGGAAACCATGCGTACTCGCCGGACACCTTCTTGGCGTACGACAATCGCAGCGAGAACTATCTGATCGGCATCGACTACAACCATGCCTTTGAGCTGTTCGAGCGGTTCCCGGATGACATCCCGTACCTACAGACCGGCACACTGTACCCGTCGCAGTTCACCCTGACAAGCCCGTACATCCGGGACGACAAGGACAAGATCATTTTGGATGCACGCCTGACGGTGTCCAAGCTGACTATCTCCATGGCGAACAGCGCGGCGATGCTTGCCGAGATCTCGACTGACCGGGGCAAGACGTGGGACACTGCGAAGTCTTGGACCTATAGGACTGCTGGCATCTGGGTGCTCAACACTCAGGAGGTAGCGGAGGAGTATTCCGTAACTGCACCAATCATGAAGGAGAACAAGACGTACCGGGCCCGGATCAGCTCCCGTAGCTGGTTACCGTTAACGGTGGCAAGCGTGGAGTGGGCGGGGCAGGCATTCACATCACGGAGAAAATAAATCATGTTCTGGATGTTAGCCGTAATGGCAGCACAGAAGCTGGAGGAAGGCAAACAGATTAAGGGTCAGGCCAAGGTGGACAAGCTGACCTTTAAGTCCAACACCAAGGTGCAGAACACCCTGACCGCCGCGAGTAACATTCTCGGTAAGGCCAAGGGTGATCTGGCTCGCTACCAGCAAGCCAACAACAACAAGTACAAGCTTATCGCAGGTGCCGAGAACGTAGAGTCGCAGCGAGTCAATATGCTGCGGCTAAGCGACGAGGCAGTGCGCGGCAGTTTCGACCAGCGCATCGCGGTGGCTGAGATCAGCGGCGCACTTGCGGCTGCCACGGGCGGTGCTGGTATCGGCGGCGGATCCATTGACGCCATCGACGCCAGCAATCGCATCAGGGCGCAGAGAGCACAGGAGCTACGGGACCGTACAGTGGATACCCAGCTATACGATGCTCAGCGGAATATCGACCAGACGTGGGAGGCAACAGTCCTCGGTCTGGATGACATCCAGTACAACGACTCACTGAACTACATGCAGGCTCAGACACCATACGTCAAGGAGCCTAGCTGGGCGCAGATCGGGATCGGTGCAGGGATGCAGTTTGCTCAGGCGTACAATAGCATGGGCGGATTCGATAATCTGAAGACTAAGCTGCCGGGCTGGCTCGGTGGTGCTAAGTCTGACCCTAATTCGTTCGGTGCTCAGGCAGGCCGCACTGTTTCCACTTCCATTGACTAGAGGTAAACCATGGCACAGACCAATTTGCAGGCCGGCTCCTATGCACTGGAGGCTGGCGGCTTAGTCTCGCAGAAGAACGTCGGTCGGCAACTCGGTCAAACCGGGATGGTCGGCGGACAAGTATTCTCTGGGCAACAGCAGCAGCGTGTTGAAGTAGACACCAGCACCAGCGACTTGCTCATGCAGCTCGGGAGTAAGATCCTTGAGCCGCAGATCAAGAAGGTGCAGACCGAGAACTTCCTTAAGGGTGCACAGCGTGTTGCCCAAGGCGAGGCCCTCAAGGACATCGTCGATGAGCAGCCGTGGTTCACCCAGATCTTCGGCCCATCGTCCTCGGTGCAGGGTGCACGAACAGTTGCGCAGATGAAGGGCGTGGACGACTACATCACATCGGTAGCAAACGACATGCCGGAGCTACAGAAGCTCAGCTCCAAGGAGTTCGGATCTAAGATCACGGACAAGATGGGCGAGTTCCTGACAGGCGACAGTGTGGCAGATGCTGCGATCCAGATGAAGATGGTTGAGTCCACTGGTGCGCTGTTCAAGGCACACACCAAGGCGAACTACAAGTACACACAGAGCACGATGCAGGCCAACACCGTAGGCTACATGCAATCCGGTGGCGCTAAACTCAAGGCCCTGTCGGCGCAGTTGCTGGACGGCACCATCACGCAGAAGGACTACGATGCGATGAAGGCCGATTACGTCACCAACCTGATGCCCATGGAAGGGCAGTCGGCGGAGTCGTACTGGGGCGGCATCGAAGCTGCTACCATCGACGCTCTGGCAACCAGCAACCACCACGCGGCTAACGCTATCTTCGACTCGGGCCTGTTCAGCAGCGCGCCGACCGAGATGCGCAAGAAGATGCTGGATGCTCGGCATACCTACGAGGCCCGCACCCAAGAAGAGGCGGGCTTTACTGAGTACGGTCCTCGCATCGGCATCCTCAAGGGCATGGCCGCAGCGGGCCAACTGTCTGGCAACCAGATCCAGTCGGAAGTAGACAAGATCAACGCCGACTACACCATGAAGTACGGCATCAACCGCCCACTGTTCAAGCGGGAGGAGTTGCAGTCGATCATCAGCGGCAACGTGAGTGCTATCTACAACCGCGCCGAGCAGGATCGCCGGGACATTATCAAGGAGGGCCGGCAGGATCAGCGGCAGGCAGCTACCGAGCAAGCCAAGGCACAGACAGAGCTGCGTAAGGGGCAGCAGTTGGTGGAGCTTATCCAGATGGGTGTTGGCAACAACGCCAAGATGGCTGGTTATACAGACGATGAGGTCAATAACGCAGTGTACGTAGGTGCACAGATCATTGCACAGAAGGGCGGCAACGTCGGTGAGTACCTCGTGCGGCAGTACAACGAGGGCGCGGCTCACGTGAACCCGCTGTACAAGAACCAGATGCAGGCCGGCATGCGTGCTGCTGTTATGGAGGGGCACAGCGGGAAGGCGTTCGACACCTCCTATGGCCTGTTCAAGCAGATCAGCCAGCAACCGGGCGGCAAGGCAGCAGCGATTGCGTACCTCGGCGATGACGGCATCAAGATGATGAAGTACGATGCACTGTCGCAGTCTCCGGGCATGACGAAAGAGCTGGCCTATACCCTATCGTTTGCACAGCCGCTAGATACTAGCCGCAAATCGACCGACAAGGATGTAGCCGAGAAGCTTGAGAAGTTCGTAAACAAGAAGGATCCCGGCGTCATTGACCGCAACCTGTTCGGCGACATCCCGTTGACTGAGCAGAGCAAGCGGACCCTGCTGGGCGCAGTCAGTGCGAACTACGACAAGCTTGCGGGCATCGGTATGTCGGATGATGCGGCCATGCCGGTGGCGTATGCAGCCACCAAGGCGGAGTACGACGTAGCTGGGCCTTACGTTATCCACAAGGGAGCTGATCGGCAGCCCCTGTACCAGCTCATCGGTTCCGACGAGAAGGTGGCCGGCGATATGTTCAGCCAGTTGATCGCCAAGCGGGCACGTGAGAACGGTATCCTTGAGGAACTGCCGGGGTCGCCGTCGCCTACTGCTGCATTGCAGGGCACAGCGGACCTGATTACAGCGGGCGCACTCCCGGCGATCAAGCGGTGGGGCAACAGGACGTTCGGCGCTCAGCCGGATATCATGGTAATGCGTCTCCCGGACCAAGATGGGCAGGCGATGTTCGGTGTAACCATCACGGACACCACCGGCAAAATGACCAACTTCCCGATGTCCTCTAAAGAGGTACGTCAATACTACGAGCAGAGCAAAGGCTTCAAGTAACTTGGGTATAGCGCATCTGCGGGTGCGCTATGCCAAACTTACTCAGCAGGAGAACGAAATGGTAGACATCATGAACACAGCACCTGCTGACTTTAAGGCAGCAGTGGAACAAGAGAAGGGTGCTCGCCGTGTGCAAGCCGCCCACAACGATGCGCTGAAGCCTACTCCACTGGAGAATCAGGCCGTAGAGAACGCACAGACCGCCACCTTCTTTGCCGCAAAGCTTACAGGCACAGACGATAAGGCGGCAGTAGCACAGGCAACCGCAGTACGTCAGGCTGTAGCATCCACAATGCAGGCGCCGGACTACGGAAAGCGAGTAGATGGCACCACCAAAGGCTCGGGATTCCTCGGCGAGTTGGCCCGTCCAGATGGCAGTGTGTCTACTGAGCTGTCAATCGGGGTGGACTTCGGGCAGGGCGAGACAGAGATCCCTACGCTGATTCCTACCCTGACAGCGGAGGAGAAGACTCACCTGCTGTCCGGTGGGGAGCCTACAAAGGAGATCGTGGACAAGGCAGTGGCGCATGCACGTCAGCGCGCCGCCGAGGGCAAGGGTGCATTCGCCACTCCGGAGGAATCCCCGGTTCGTCCGGGCGAGATGGCTATAAACATGCTCAAAGCCACCTTGCCGGGCGATGCGCAGATCGTTGACGTGGCCGCAGGCATGGCAAAGGCACAGGCAGGCCAAGAGCTTAAGTCCTCCAAGGCCGATGTCACTAGCTTTGCAGAGCAGATCGGTGCAGGCTTCAGCGAGATGACCGCACTGCCCAACTTGCTGCGTATGCTTGACCGTCCTGACGTGAAAGCAGACCCATCCTTCGACTATATGGCTGGGCGGGACAAGGTTGAGTTCGGTCGCCCCGAGGAGGATCGCCAATTCCTGCGGGAGTCGGTATCCGCAGCAGACCTGAGCCAGCGTATGCAGGAACTGGACGCCAAACGCCAGCGTATGGACACCATCGGTGCTCACGGCACCGGCATCGCCATCGCGGCATCCCTGTCGGGCGGTCTGCTGGACCCAGTTGGGTGGGCCGCAGGGCTCGGTGTGGGCAAGGTGGCGCAGTTGGCCGGTGTAGGTGCCCGTGTGGCACTGGCGCAGGGTCAGGTTGGCCGTGCAGTTCTGTACGGGGCAGCCGAGGGCGCCACCGGTAACGTCCTGACGGACGCTGCACTGGATGCCGCAGGCGGTCACGTGACCTACAGCGACTATGTGACCTCCGCAGCGTTCGGCATGGTCTTCGGACAGGCTGCATTGCTTGGCAAGATTGACCGCGTACCCACTGGGGACCATATGGCGCCGGAGTTCATCGGCCCACGTACCCCTAGAGAGGCAGGGGAAGACCTGACGGCACGCGCCCAAGAGATGAACATGGACGTGTATGCACAGGCGCAAGGTCGTCTGGGCCCGGATGCCACTCCCGAGGAGATCCGTATCGAGGCAGACAACGTAGTTCGTGAGCAGGCAGACCAAGTCAGCCGCATTGCGTTCTCCGAAGTCCCAGAGCAGGATCGATTCTTCCCTGCATTCGACCTGTCGGTGCGGGAGGACGGTACTGTTCCCGCGCTGGACGAGGTGATGCGCCCTGCCGCTGAGCGTGTAGCTGTATCGGACCGCTGGGGCATCAATATGAACACCGTGGAAGACGGCACCGAACGCAAGATGCTGGGTGAACTGGCAGCGCGAGCCGAGGGCTGGGCAGCAGCCAACCCAGCAGACCCAGAACGCCTGAATTCCATCCTTGGCCGTGTGCCTTGGCTGGCATCCAGCGGCCTGACACTGGCGCGCAGCGAGAACCCGGTAGCCCGGATGATCGCCGGTATCCTGCTAGAGTCTACGACCGGAGCAACTGGACGGCGCCGGACAGCGGCAATCACAAAGACTATGCGTGAGCGCGTCTACATGGAGGATCTGGTAGGGTATGAAGAGGCTTATCGTCAATGGCGCAAGGCTAACGGTGGTAGTGCTTATCGTGATGTCATTGGTAGCGACCATCGGACGAACTTCGATAGACTGGTTGCCAGTGATCGTGAGAATCGCCGGCTTGGTGTTCGTACTGATAGCGATCCGCATGTACGTACTGCTGGTGATCATCTGGATGAGGGCTATGATCGGATGCGACGAGATCAGCAGACCGTGGACACTATTGGCGCGCAGCGTCTTGGCGATTCTTCTATTGGCTATGCTCACCGCGCACTGAGCCCTAGCTGGATTGCAGGAGCAACCAATGCCGAAATCAAAGCCCTATCGGATAAACTGGCCGAGCAGCTACAGGCTGGCTGGGATGATGCACAGTTTGCCCGCGCCATTGCTGCCCGTTACGTCGAGCGTGCTCGCACCTCGGCCTACGGCGGCACCAGTGTACCCGCAAACCTTGCATCACCGGAGGCTGCAAGCGTACTCCGTGACGTACTGCGGTCTATGGCTGTCGGAGAGTCGGATATCGAGAAGGCAATGGGCCGCTTTAGCCGTGGCGGCGCAAGCCACACCAAGAAGCGCCTTGAGCTGGACCTGAGCGAGCACGTCACTCTGCCGGATGGTCGTACCTTCCCGATGATGAATGCCTTCGAAACCGATCAGGCCAGCCTGTACATGCAGTACGCTCGCCGGGTATCTGGCGATATCGCACTGACGCAGTACGGTGTGCACGGCGACCAAGGCATGAAGGTGCTGCGCAAGGCGCTGGAGTTCGGGCCAGACGGCAAACGGGCAAGTATGGATGACATGGCAGCGTTCGATCAGGTGGCAGCCGAGTTCTTCGGTCGCCCACTGGACGGCACCGGCAACAAGCACCTCGGAAACCTCCGCATGCTCACGGCATCCAGCCGTCTGGGCGGCATGGCGTTCACTCAGTTCGCAGAGATTGCGAACAGCGTGAGCCTCCTTGGCGTTACCGGCGCACTCAAGCACGTCACCCAGTTGCCGGGCCTCATCGCCGACGTTGCAAAGGGCAAGCCGAGCGAGCTTCTGAAGTCCATCGAGCAAGTGGGTGGCCCTCTCGGGCAGGATCACAAGGTGGTGTTCCCGTATCAGGAGCCAAACGACGTGCGTGTATACGGTCGAGACTCCCTCGGGGCATTCGACCGCATGGTGCGAGCAGGCAGCAACGCCCTGCCATGGCTCTCTGGCTGGCACTTCATGCACGCTGCACAGGTGCGTGGCATCAGTGAGCAGATCGTGCACAAGGCGTTCCGCTACATCAACCAAGGCGAGGAGAATGCTGCTCTGACCTCCATGGGTTTGAGCGCTGAGCTGGCCGCACGGTTGAAGGCAGACCTGCCAAACATCGCCAAGTTCGACGAAGCGGGGCGCCTCACCGCTCTGGATCTGACCAAGACCACCGATCATGCCGCAGCAGCCGAGTTTGTGCAGGCTGTGCATCGCGGTGGCAAGCAGATCATTCAGGGCACATACATCGGTGAAACAGGGAAGTGGGCACACAACGATCTGATGCGGATGCTGGTACAGTTCCGCAGCTTTTCGCTGGTGTCGATGGAGAAACAATGGACTCGTCAACGGACAGACGTAGGGACTGCGAAAGCCTTCGGGATTTTGATGGGCCAGATGGCCTTCGCACTGCCGATTCACCTGAGCCGAGTAGCGATTAACTCTGTAGCAAGGGAAGACAGTGAAGAATATCTTGAAAAGCAACTCAGCCCCGCAATGCTCGCACGGGCGGTCCTCAACTATACGTCCCTTAGCGGTCTTGCTGGTGACGTGCTCGACGCTGGTGCTAGCCTTACTGGCTTGGAAGCTACTGGTGTCCGGGGCAATAGCGGTTCTGTCCTTGGCAATATCCCTGCCCTTGGTTACATTGAGTCAGGTGCTAAAGCTCTGACTCAGCGTGATGCAAGGGAGGCGATCCGCATGCTTCCGGGCGGAAACCTGCCGTTCTTGACACCAATCGTCAACACCTTGACGGAATAAAACCCTATGAGGTGCCCAAAATCAATTGGGCACCCATAGACTACGAAACCATTCAGAAAGGAGTCACGATGGCTACTTTGCACGCAACTAACATCTACGTCTCCAACGGCACAGCGACTGACTACTCGTTCAACTTCGAGGGAGTCCAGCCCGGTGACGTATCCGGCACTACGCCGTACCTCTATCCGGAGGACGTGAAGGCGCAGGAAGTCTTCGTTGACGACAATGGCGTGGAGCAGACGGTTGACCGTGCCTGCTCTCTCCTCACACCGTCGTCCGTACGCATCTCGGGACTGCCCATCGTGGCCGGTCGCCGGGTCAAGATCTATCGCAAGACCGAGATCCGCTTCCCGCTTGTTGACTACCGCGACCGGCAGACAGTGAGCGAGTTGGATCTGGACCTGCAAGCTCGACAAAGCATCTTCGTTGCTGCTGAGGTCGAGGACGAGGTAACCCTCTCCGCCGTCCGCATCAGCACCGTGGAAGGCATTATCAACACCGCGATCCTAGACAGTGCTGCGGCCTTCGCTGCTGCATCCGCTGCTCAGATCGCCGCACTGGCTGCTGAGTCCTTGGCCACTGCTGCTAACGATCTAGCCGTACAGACCAATCAGCTCGTTCAGGATATCCTTGAGTCCGTCGAAGACGGTCCGATGCAATCCTTCAACGGACGTGCCGGGCACGTACTGCCGTTGTACGGGGACTATGGCGCGGATAAGATCCCGTTTGCCAAGAAGGCAGTAGGCGCCGATCCGGGCACGCTGCAACAGTTCTCGGACCGCATCGTGCACTTCGACGACTTCAAGCTGGCAATCGACGTTGACGATACGGCCGGTTTCGACCGGGCCTTCGCCTACTTGACTGCGCGTCTGGCTGGCGGGTTGCAAACCGTCGACGGTGTCAGCTCGGCCTATGCCGCCGCTGTGCCTAAGCTGGTTCTGCCTCCTCGCGTTCTCTCGCTCTCGGGCACACCGGCCAACATCCCGGCATACCTGAACGTTGAGGGCGAAGACACTATCATTGCTGCGCCGTCCACTGTCGATATCTTCGCAGGCTCGGTCTACATGTGGCGGGTGGCGGGCATCAAGTTCGTCGGTGGCAAGCGGCAGGTGCATGTGTTCAACGCGAACATCAACGGCACCATGATCGACTTCTACCAGTGCGAGTTTCACTTGGCCAAGGAGTTCTGCTTCTACACCTACTCGACTCACGCTACTTGGAACCACCTGTCTGCGAACTTCTCGGTGCGCAACTGCAAACTGCTGAACAACGCACAGGTAGCTTATAGCGTCTGTGACCAGTTCGCAGTAGACAACTGCTGGGTTCAGCAGACCAAGACCCGCATGTTGGCCGGCACTGCCGCGTTCATCAACTCTCGTCTGGATCAGACCGGGCACTCTGTGATGATCTTCACCAAGATGTTCGGCGTGCCCTCCATGGGCGTGCAGGGCGTTGACCGAGTACCCGGCGTGGCATGGGTGTACAACTACGGCTCGTTCTTCTCTCGCGATTGCCGCTACGGTGGCGAGGATGCCGGCATCCCAATCGTAGTTCACCTGTCTCCAATGGAGCGAGTGAACAACCGCGTGGGGTTCATGGTGTCCGTGCAGGGCGGTTGGTGCTACGGCGGGTCCACAACCGGACCAGACTCCTGCATCCTGAACTGCTCTGGCGGTGTGCCTCAGAACATCCTGATCGAGGGCGTGATGGGCCCAATCGGCATCCCATACATCATCTCTGGTGGTCTGGATATCGCTGCGCACATCGCTGCATGGGAAACCGCAACCGGCCTCAAGGCGTACAACTACATCGAGCTGAACATCCGTGCGATGGGCGGGGCTAACGTCGATGGGCTGTCTGGATCCCGTATCCCGCTGGCACTGCGGAAGTACTTGAGCAATGGGCGCCGGACCGAGCTGACTCAGCCATCGATCCCGAACCTGCCCAACGCCTTCGCTACTGCGCCAATCGTCATGTCTGTTACGGACGACACTCTGGGAGCGTTCAACCCGGCCCTGCCTACCGAGATTGTCATGCCGCCTACCTGCACTCGACTCATGTTGACAGTGCGAGGCGACATCGAGAACCACGTTATCGGCGCCGGTGCAGATTCCGGGGCACCGAAGACCGTTGAATGCTCGGTCAACGATGAGGGTGGCACTTGGGTAGGTGGAGACACGTTCCTGCGTGGCACAAACCCGGCATCGGACCGCTTCAGCTACACTGCAATTCTCCGTGGAGTACCGGGCCAGAAATGGACCACTCGCGTACGACACAATGCCACAGGCAACCTCCGTCTCCTGACGTACGTTGTTGATATCTACCCTCTCGACTACTTGTCCTAATAGGAGACTAGCTACATGGAACGGCTCACTGGCCTGATGGTGGTACTTCAAGCATGGGCGGTGGGCCTGTCTAACTGGTTTGTAGCTGCACTCCCGACTGCCGTTCTGGTAATGTCGGCGGTGCTGACTGCACTTCAGTTGTACGTGTTCATCCGAGACAAAATCGTTAAGAAGGAGAAATAGTATGGCAGCATCCGAAAAGACTATGGGCAAACTGCACGAGATGTTCGCGCAGTATCTCATGGACTGCATGACCCGAACCGGTACGGATGAAGAGGGCAGAGAATACGACATCCCGATGACTGCGGCGGAAGCTGCTGTGCTTCGTGCCTTCCTCAAGGACAACAACATCCAAGCAGATCCCGACGCATCGACAGACATCAGGGCGCTCAGCGCTGGGCTGGCCGCCGCTACTGAGGGTACTGTATCGGCGGAAGAGCTGCAAGCCATCTTCGATGACTTCGCTAACAATCCGGTCACAATGCAATGAGAGAGTTAAACGCTGAGGAGAAGCAACTGCTTCTCTTGCAACGCACTTTCCCCACCTTCAATCGTTTCCTTATCGTTATGATGAAGGTGCTGGGATACTCTACCACCCAACTGCAACTTGACATCGGCGCGTTTCTGGAGTTCGGTCCTAAGGACTTGATGATCCAAGCGCAACGGGGTCAGGCCAAGTCCACGATCACAGCGCTGTTCGCTATCTGGTACTTGATTCACCATCCTCGCGGATCGGTGCTGATCGTATCTGCGGGCGGCAAGCAGGCCAACGAGATCTCGACGCTCATCGTCAAGCTCATCATGAACACAGAAATTCTGGAGTGCATGCGGCCCAACATCAACAAGAACGACCGCCAGTCGGTGGAAGCGTTCGACATCAACTTCAACCTCCGTGGCCCGCAGAAGTCGCCCTCCGTTGCGTGTACCGGTATCACCGGTAACTTGCAAGGTAAGCGTGCAACCCTGCTGATCGCGGATGACGTTGAGTCCTACAAGCTGGCGCGCACTGCGACCATGCGTGAGCAACTGATGCAGAACTGCCGGGACTTCGCGTCCATCGTGCAGGACGCTGCCGGTCGGATCGTGTATCTCGGTACGCCTCAGACGGACAGCTCCATCTACAACCAGCTCCCGCAAATGGGCTTCGCCGTCCGCATCTGGCCGGGCCGTTTCCCGACGCCCGAGCAGATGGACAATTACGGCTCAGCGCTCGCCCCGTACATCCGTGGGCAGTTGGACCTCGACCCTGACCTCGCCCTAGGCGGCGGGCTCGACGGCTCTCAGGGCCAACCAACGGACTCCCAGCTTATGCCCGAGGAGTCCCTGCAAGCCAAGGAGATGAAGCAAGGTCCGGCATTCTTCCAGCTCCAGCACATGCTGAGCACGAAGCTCTCTGACGCCCTGCGCTACCCGCTCAAGCCCATCAACATCGTCATCATGCGACTCGGTGAGCTACTTCCACTGAACGTCGTCCGTGGCATGTCGCACGACCACGTTCGTGACTACACCGCCGGCTCGCTCAAGTTCCAGATGACAGTGCCACAGTACGTCTCCCAAGACGTTGCCAAGCCTGTACTCCGGCACATGCGCATCGACCCGGCTGGTGGCGGTAAGAACGGGGACGAAACTGGCTATGCCGTCACCGAGTTCCTGAACGGTAACGTGTTCGCCCGTAAGGTTGGTGCAATTCCCGGCGGCTTCGAAGATAAGGACATGAAGGAACTGGCGCAGACTATTAAGCGCTGGAACCCCGACATGATCGACATCGAGAAGAACTTCGGCTTCGGTGCATTCCGCAAGATCCTTGAGCCGTACCTAGTGACGGTTGGCTGGACTGGCGGCATCACTGAGACGTTCGAAGGCACTAACAAGGAACAGCGAATCATCGACACTCTGGAGCCTATCATGGGCCGGGGTTCCCTGATCTTCGACGAAGCCTTTGTGCTAGAGGACTGGGAGTCCACTCAGCGGCACCCGATGGACAAGAGACAGACCTACTGCCTCATGCAGCAGATCGCTAAGATCACTCGTGATCCTAAGTGCCTGATTCACGATGACAGACTCGACGCCCTTGCAGGCTCGGTAGGCTTCTGGATCAAGCAGCTCAACCAAGACAGTGCCAAGAAGGAGCGCGAGGTCCGTGAAGCGGAGCTTGCGGCCAAGATGGCTGACCCATTCAACAAGACTAGGTACGACCGCAAGTCGTCCGTCAAAGCCTCGCGCTCTGTACTTCGCAGACGCTAACTCATAGGAGCTACATCATGCAAGTTATCACTCTGAAGAATCCCGGCCTCAGCCCACTGGCACAGACCATCCGTAAGGAAGTAGCTCGCGTCATCTCCCAACTGGAAGACGCCGATGTCTTGGGCACTCCTGAGCCGCTGTTCGCCGCCTTCCTCGCCCATGCCGCTACCGTGACTCCGGGCTACGCCGGTCCAGTGCTGCCCGCGACTCAGGCAGTCGTCTCCAACTCCGGCACTGTCACCGTGAAGAACTCGGCTGGCTCGGTGTCCAAGGCCGGTACTGCTACCGTAGCCGGTGGCGTGATCACTGGCGTGGCTCTCTCCGCTTCTACCGCCATCGTCGATGCCTCCGTGGTCCCTGTCGTGCAGAACTCTGCCGGCACTGTGATCCCCGGCGTCAACGTGCGTACCGTGGCCGTAGGTCTGGAGTCCAACATCAAGCTGGCATCCACCGTCGGCGTAATCGTCAACGGCGTGAAGCAGTCCGGCTGGACCGTCACTGGCTCCGGCACCTTCTTCACTCCAACCATCGTTGCCGGTGTCTGCACTGGCGGCGTGCTGTCTGCAAGCTAATGCGCAATAAGGCCCTCATCGGTGCAGCTCTAGCGGCTGCCATCGGTGGCCTCTATCAGCTAGAGGGGCTGGAGCTGACTGCCTATCGCGACATCGCTGGAGTTCCCACCATCTGTGCGGGGACTACCGGTGGCGTCAGGATGGGCCAGACGGCCACCCCGCAGCAGTGCTGGGACATGACCGTACGTGACTACCAGAAGCACGAGAAGAGCGTCCTGAAGGGCATCACAGTTCCCCTGAACGTGAACCAGCAGACCGCCCTGACCTTCTTCTGTTACAACGTCGGTGACTCCGCCTGCATGGACTCGACCGCCTTCCGCAAGATCAACGCCGGGGACTACCGTGGCGGCTGCCAAGCGATGGCCCTGTTCAACAAGGTCACCGTGAAGGGCCGCAAGGTCGTCTCCAAGGGACTCATCAACCGCCGTTCGGCAGAGGTCAACCTGTGTCTCGCACCACTATCATCCTGATCGCCTCCCTCCTCCTGAGCGCCTGTATGGCTCTCTGGGGCTGGGCAGAGGTGAGCCGCTACCGTGGCCTATACACTGACTCCCAAACCGCGCTGACGCAGGCTCAGGCCCAAGCAAAGCGTATTCAGCTCTCCGTATCCAAGGTGAATCACCGCAATGCTGAACTTCGTGTATCTCTTGATGCTGCTCTTCGTTCGAATCGGGATTGGGCTGACGTTCGTATTCCTGATGCTGTCCGTGACAGCCTGTGCGCCCGTGCAAACTGCGCCAGACTTCAGCCCGTGCCAACACCCGCTGATTGATCCATCAACTCAGGGTGGCCTATCCCAAGGCCTCCTTGCCTATGTCCAAGAAGTGGACGCCTGTAACGCCCGTAATGGGTATGAGGAAACTAAATGAACGGCTATAACCAACGTCAGAACAACCCTGAGCGCATTAACTCCAGTGCTAACTCGCTGTACGTACAGAATCAGACCTCCGGGTTTGAGGCTAAGCGGCAGTTCCGGCTCTATCGTGAGTTCTCTGCTGCTACCGTGATCAAACTCGTCTTCGCTAAGCCCTTCTACCTGACTTCGCAAGTGCTCTACTGCGATGCCGGTAACGCTCGTGCTGTAATCTCGCAAGGCGGTACTGAAGGTGGCTCCTTTACCGCACTCACGACCAAGTTCGGTAAGTACTTGCTCGACGGTCCTGTAGTCGGTAATACCACTGCTACCGTGGGCGGTACGATTGCCGGGAGTACTGAGCGAGAAGTTATCCGTGCAGCCTCCGGCGCTGGTGTGGGTATCGTCAATGCTTCACAGGGAGTTCGTGCACTAGCTGCTGGGACCTACTACATCTCTATCGGTGTGACCGGAACTACCTCAGGCGTCTACTCTGTAGAGTGGGAAGAGTTACCGTAGTACTGTACTGAGCCCTTTGTTATCAGAGGGCTGACTAGAGTGCGACCCAAAAATTAAATCCTTATGCGCTGGCATCCCTCGGACTCAAAACGCACGATACCCCCCTGTCGCATGCCGCTTGGCCGACCTCCCGCGCCCTGTCGTTGATCCTTGACGAGGTGCTCATTGAATCACGAGGAGGACCGGGCCGTCAATGACCATTCGTCGGGCTTGGCCGAGTCAGCTCCCAGCATACATTTGGGGGACGATGTCAACACGGGCTGAGAGGCCCTGAGAGGGCGCAGGAGACGCGAGGACGGTTGACCTAGGCCAGCATATGGGTAGGGAGGAGATCGTCCAGAGAAGGATAAACAGAGGGACGGATCCCAGCAT